TTCTTCATTATCGTGATACTGTAACTCTGCCGTAGTTAGGTATTTAAATTGAATACCAACGTGTTCATTCAACATTATCTTTGAGTAGTCTTTATCAGGAAACTCAATCTTAATATCGTCAATCTTAATCGGGAACGTATCTACACTACCACAAGTTTTACCTTCATCACCGTCTGGTTGATTACACGTAAATGACGGTTCAATAGTATCTCCCCTACTCTTTGCCCTAATGTTCAAAAACAGAAAGTCTACATCAAATGGTGGTAGTTTAGCACCATCAATCTTTCCATCTGTACAATTAGAGATAACCCTTACAATCACATCCCTTACTGCATTAGCAAAGTCTAATCCCTTTAGTTCTTTTGCTGTCTCCATTGCTGTCAAAAGAATTTTCTCTTCTTTCACAAGAAATGGTCTATATGTTACACTGTCTCCAGTAGACGGTAATTTCAATTTGTAAATCGGTGTTTCGATTTTAGGTAAAGCCATAATTATCACTCCATAATATTAATTAAATTTAGGTGGCGTCTTGCAGAAGTTTAGAATTGCCTGCTTTTAGCCAAGTATCTTCAGTCTTGCCAGACCATACATAGTCTCTGAAGGAAAATGTTACATTGAAGGAAGCAACTTCAGAACTTTCTCCCCAAGCGAATTCTATTGGTCCCACGTTAGTCGGATATGCTTCTTCTAATGTTACGTGTACCGTATCTTCCTGGCCTTGTCTGTTTAAAGGTATAATATCAACTGCTCCAACATAAGTATCGTAATATGATAGGGTGTACTTTTGTCTATCTGTCTCTTTTACACGACCCATAATAGCAGAAATCCATCCCTCAAAGAACCTGTGTTCTAGATGATTAGGACTACATACAAAGGAAATTGCTACCGTGTCTACAATCAAATCATTTGCAACTTTAAATACTGGTCCGAATCGTCTTGCCTCAATAGTACCTAGAGACTTACCAGGTAGAGTCACACTTTTCGCACGATACGCCAAGTCGTTTGTAGTGATTGATTTCTCTGTTCCGTGGTAGAAAGCCACACCCGCTGGCTTGGTTATCTGTACAGAATATAAATTCGTTCGGGCATAGTCGCCACGTTCTTTCATTTGCTGATTAAATTCTTTTACGTTCATTTATTTGCCCCAAACTGATTTAGCAGAAGCGCCAACAAATTTCTGATATGGGAGATATATAACATTTTCCCATTCATTCGCTGGTGCCTCTAAAAGACTTGTCTTTACGTGCCCATATAAGTATTTATGTATCATCTTCTCGGCCCCGTTAATGTTTCTCACAGCATCCCAACTCAATTTAAAATGAGCCTTATCAGACATACTATCTGTATCGCCCTTTTCACTAGCAAATTTCATTATTTTAGATAGAAATTTCGCACGTTCTACAGGAGATAGATAGTGAAAATTGAGTCCTATGAAGCCATCCTTATATACATCTAATACTACAATGAGAGGGAATCTATCCCAGTATGGTAGTGTTTTCTTATGTTTTGCATCATATCCGAATGTGAACATTCGTCCTGGCTTGAGAACTGCACGTTTCTTCATACCCTTAGCGGATTCACCAACTTTAGTCTTAAACCAAGCGGCACTCCTCTTAGCCTTAGTTGCCTTAGAGCCTCGTTTAGGAGTTTGTGCTAATGTGTTTAACTCTGCACCAATTGCCTTACGAGCCATCTGACTTGTCTTACCAGACTTAGGATTTATCTTACCCCATTGCTTACCGAGATAACGATATTTCTGCCCATCACTAGCGACCTTCTCAGTCCCTACAGCGATTTGAATTAGTTTCTTTGCGACTGCTATTGCCATATTACCTTACCAGATGGTCCTCAGTGAGTATTTTAAATTCCCATTTTCTGTCTTCACAAAATTCTCTAGCCTTATCCCACTTTGCTTCATTTACTTTCCACGTTTTTAACTCTCTCAAGTACCTGTACTTGCTTTTCGCTGTCTTGCCCATCTTAGGTGCTTGACACTGTCCCTTTGGTTTAACTTCTATTATTATATTACTTATCTTTCCATCTTCACTTAATGATTGAATCCAAAAGTCTGGGAAGTACCTATGAACTTTACCATCAACTGGGCTTACGTATGGAATTACGAGTTCTTCGCTATTCCACTTAATTACCTTCTTGCTCGTATCAGCGTATACCATAAATCGTCTTTCCCACGATGACCGATATACTACGTTATCAACTGCACCAACGTACTTTGAGCGATTCTTAACTTTGTACTTACCTTTATGTGCCATTACTATTATTTATATAAATAGTTCAAAGAGTATCTTTCTAGAGGAAATCGACAATGAATTTAAAGATGGAGTATGAATTATGGAAATAAATGGTTTGAGTGGAGGAGCAATGGGACCAGAAGCAGTTCTCTCGCCATCCACAAAACGGCCCCAAGGCGCAGTCCCATTTAAATTCCCTTTAGAACCTATTAGTGCTGGCAACTTCTGGACAAAAATCACAGTGAGTTCTTGGGCCCCAAAAGGGGTTACTGCAGGAGTTAAGGGACAAAATCACTCATTGGCAGGATATCATCTAGCAGACATTTGGTTGCCAATGCCACTGACACTTGGAACTGGATATAATCAGAACTTCTCTGAAGCAGGAGATATGATGGTCAATAGAGCGATTGGCTCTGGTGATGGTGTCGTTGGCGCACTTGAAGCCGCACTTGGTACTGCTAAAGCCACAGGTGCTCAAGCAGGAAAAGAAGTAGTCAATGTTGTTGAAAACTTAGGTGTTTCAATGAACGCTTCCGCTAAGATGAGTCACGCTTCTGTAATCAATCAGAATCAAGGATTAGTGTACGATGGTGCTACATTACGTAGCCACACATTATCTTGGAGAATGACGCCAAAAAATGAAGACGAGCAAACGGCTATCACTGAAATTGTAAACGTATTGAAAGCATACGCAAGTCCAGCCGTTGCAGGGTTTTGGGGTGGTAAAGACACTACAGAGGAGGCAGCCGCTAAGGCTAAGGCTAAGAAAGACTCTCTCCAGAAGGCAAGTGGTGATAATAAAGAAATATTCAGAAAGATGGGCAGGCTATCAATACCCCCTACTGTCGCAGTTGAATTCTGGTATAAGGATGATATTAATCCTTTCTTATTTAAAATTAAAGATTCGTTCATATTGAGTGTTGAAGTGAATTATACTCCAACAGGAACGTGGAATGCTTATGAAGATGGTGCACCTGTTGAAACACAACTGACACTCAACATAAAAGAAAATTCAATAGTGACACACGAAGAAATAGAGGGAGGTTACTAATGTCAAAATATACACATATGCTCCCTAAGTTACAGTATAATGGAGTTACTATAGCAGACATTACTCATAGAATTGATATGCTCAAGGAAGTATCAAAATTCCAAGCAATGTACTATGAGATACGAATTTCAGAAGAAATGACTCCTGAGAAGGTAGCAGAGGACGTGTATGGTGACCAAGATTTGTGGTGGGTTGTATGCACAATCAACAAAGTCATTGACCCATTCTATGATTGGGTTAAACGTGAACACGAGGTATATCGATATACTGATTTAGCATATGCCAATAGGTATGATATTCATCACTATGAAGACCAAAATTACGTACAGTATCCCACTGACAGTCCTGAGAACGATAGAGTACCAATTACTAATTTAGACTGGGAAATTTATAAAAACGATAAACTAAGGAGTATAATGCTTCTCAAACCAGAACACATTCCAAAGGTTGTAGAGGAATTTAAGAGTTGGATGAGAAACACTAAACCTCAAGTACAGGAATAATATATTATGGCAGAGAAGAAGTTTAATACACTTAATCCGAAAGCAACATCTGAATGGAACTGTAAGTTCACTAGCATAATGGGAGACAGTACAGAATTGGCTGGTATTATAGACCAACTGTCTATCTATGAGTCCATATTCACTAATGCAATGCACGGTATCATACAAATCCACGATGGTGTTGGATTTGTAGAAGCAAATGGTATTATTGGTAGTGGTGAAGAGAAAGTCCACTTTGAGATAGACACATCTATGTCCACTGATGCGTTGGGAAAGACTGCTAACCTAGAAAAAGAATTTGCGGTTAGTTACGTAACAGCGGGTCAACGCACTGAGAAACATACTGCCTATCAGATAGGCATTGTATCGCCATATGTTATCGCTAACAATAAGAAGAAAATCAGTAGGTCATTTACAAAATCGACTGCTTCTGATATAGTACAATATGTAAGCGACAAGGTTCTTATGTTCGGCACACTAGGTGGTGATGCAAAGGAATGGACTACGTGTAAAATAACTCCATCGAAACATCCTAAAGAGATAGTCGTACCTAATTGGAATCCATTTCATCTAATCAATTTTCTTGCTAAGAACTCTGTATCCGCTGAGGGCGAATCCAACTATCTATTCTTTGAGAACAACGAGGGATTCAAATTCGTTACGCTTGATGAGTTGCTAAAGGGTAAGTCTAAGAGGGAAATGATACTGAAAGATAACCCACTAAAATCTTCTCAGAGTGGTGATAGCGAGATAAATGTCAATGACGCTATTATGGAAGACTATAGCGAAACACAACGATTCAATATCCCTAACAGTCAAATCAACGGACACTACGGTAGTTCCATATTGACACATAACATCCTCGAAAAGAAACTAACTAAATATGAAGTAGAGTATGATGGGGAAAAAGATAAGGTTCTAGCAGAGGGTATTGGTCTGAACGGTACTCCAGGCAAACCATTTAAAGATTTCAACGTAGACCAACACACAGGACTTATGAGTGACAATTATTTGTATCAAATACACGATAAGGGCGAGAAGAGCCACTATCCTCTGCACGATATGAAGATGTCCCAACTACGAACAAACATTGTTAAATTCAGTATGGCAGGAGACACGAACATATTTGCAGGTGATGTTATTACACTAAAGATTGCCTCTAGTATAAGGGATGAAACTGTCACTGAAGAAGAAGACCAGTATTCAACTGGTAAGTGGCTAATCACAGCCATACATCACAAGATTAATAATCACGAGTACACAATGACTCTTGAATGTATGAAAGACGGGTTCTTTACAGACCCAGAGATAACAATACCAGCGAGGGGTTAATATTATGCAGTTTATGGGATTTGATGGATTTATTTGGTTTACGGGTGTCGTAGAAGACAGACGTGACCCTATGAAATTAGGACGTATGAAGGTACGTATCGCTGGACTACACACAGATAAAACAGTTCAAGCAATCGATACAGGTATACCTACAGCCGATTTGCCTTGGGCACATCCAATGCAACCAATTACTTCAGCCGCAATGAACGGTGTTGGAACAACTCCATTAGGTTGTGTTGAAGGAACGTGGGTTATAGGATTCTTCAGAGATGGGCAGAACGCTCAAGAGCCTATTGTAATGGGCACATTCGGTGGGTTCCCTATGGAAGCACCAGTAGCCAAAGTGGGATTCAATGACCCTAATCTAGTGTATCCTAAAGAAACGCACTTAAAAGAACCCGATACACATAGACGTGGAAGAGTAGACTTTAAAGAGCCTGTAAAAGGAGAAGAGATTGTTTCAAAACCCACTCCTCTTGATACTGCTGGTGGTCGTGTAGAAGATAAAGAAGTCTATAAAGCACTAGCAGACACTTGGGATGAACCTGAGAACCCCTACAAAGCCAGTTACCCATTTAATCACGTTAGAGCAAGCGAAAGCGGTCACGTAGAGGAATGGGATGACACAGTAGACAACGAGCGACTAATGAAGTGGCACAAGTCAGGCACATTTGAAGAGATACGAGCGGATGGCACAAAAGTAACTAAAGTACAGAAAGATAATTATCAGATTGTCTTAGGAGACGAGTATATACACATTAAACCAAATCCAGTAGATGGTGCTGGTGGTAATATGTCCATAACCGTTGAGGGAGATGCTCACTTATCAGTAAAGGGAGACTATAAGACACACGTTGAAGGTGATTGTATTACAGAGATTGACGGTAAATGGCAAGTATATGTCGGTGGTACTACAGAAATTCAAACAGGTGGCACTAAACTAGACCAATCTGCTGGAGTCCATACAATCAAAGGCTCTATTATTCACTTGAATCCATAGGAAATTATATAATGTTTGAGCCAAATCCAAAGATGAAGATTAATGTCGTACAGATTAGTAAGGAGCGAAGGGTTGTTGTGATTGATGATTTCTACAAGAATCCTGATGAGATAAGAGATTTAGCCCTATCAATAGACCATAGGACAGAGGCTGATTTGATACACAACTTGCCGGGTGCAAGAGGTGTCGTAGAGACTGCCGAAGTTAAAGATTCCCTGCATAAGGTATATTTTCAACTATGCAAATTATACTTTGGTCACTTTGAAGAGAAACGGTTCAATGAGCATTGGGACAATCAAGAGTTTATGGTTAACGTGTTAAACGATGAGACACTATTAAGAACGCCTGTTGGCATTATACCTCATCAAGACCATTTCAAGATGCAAGATGGACCTGGATATCAATTCGGTTCTGTAGTGTACTTAAATACGGAAGAAGAATGTGCTGGTGGTACCAATATGTACAGTCATATGGGTAATCTCAGTATAGAGAACGATTACACTCCTCAATGGCTAGAAGACGCCAATGTAGGAGATATAAATTTTGATTATGTTAAATCAAAAGTAGACGGCGGAAGACCCTATGCTTGTGAATATGAAGCGAAAATGGCATATAATCGAATGGTATTATATCAAGCGGACACTCTACACGGACAAAATGTAGACCTTGGTATGTTCAGTGATTATAATAGAATCAATCAAGTATTGTTTATGTAAGGGGCATTAAATGGTCAGTTTTTCAACAAGTGGTGTAAGTGTAGTAGATACAATTAAGTCTGCCACTGGTACAACTTCCTTTGGGGGCGGAATCAACGAGGCGTTAGGTCAAGTCGGGGATATGTTACAATCGCCTGCTCATACTTCAGCGTTTAAGATGAAGACTGCGGCCAATAGTCTGTTTATCACAGATAAGGTAGACCCAGTAGCCCTGCAAGCCGCATTCGGACAAGATGGTGTTCAGTTATGGCAAGCATTGAGTGAGGTTCAAGACCTCTCTGACTCATTCACCACCTGTGGTGATTTTGCATTGAATGCCGCAGCCGCAGCCGCTACTGACTATATTAAGAATTCAGGTATCCAACAAGCAGGACGAGAACTAGCAGACTTGCTAGGCAATTACGAATCAGAGATTGATTGTGTTGCTGGCTTCGCCACATTGTTCGATGGTGCTGGTGTCATTGATGATGCTCTTGGACTAGGTGACTTGAAACAGATTCAACGCCGAGTGAATAGAATTATCATAGATAGCACCAATCCACAAGCAATATCTAATATGTTAGCATCTGCCGATGTTGTACAAGATTTAGTTGCTGATTTCAATGGTATGTGTCAAGATATGATGGGTTCTTTGAATGCACTCATCCAAAAAGACCTTGATGCAATGCAAGCCGCATTGAACAAACTAGCACAATGGGCCGCATTCGCTAAGTTGGCAACAGGTGACCCTTGTGCCTTGGTCAATAACCATAAGATGTTGAAGCATATTGCGACACCTGTTATGGATGATATCGTCACATTGTATCAACAAGTCACTGGTATTACAGCGAGTCCAACCAATCCTATTATCCCATTAGGTGATTTCTTAGGTAAGGTGTCTGGTGGACTACCATCACTACCCAAATTCAAGCAACAAGCACAAGGCGGACTTCAGACGTTTTCTACCCTTTCTGCAAGTATCCCTACAGGCACAGAATTAGTCGATGCAGTCTACTCCTCTGAAGAGATGGAGTATGTCAATGGTGTCGGATGGACAGTACCTGAAGATGCTGTTACAGACTTCACAAAGGAAGTTTTAGCAGGCAAGACCCGATTCAGTGGTTCTAAAAACGAATTCATTAAGAACGCTAAGGCTAAGGCATATGAAGCAACCGCATATAAGAAGAACGCAGTAGCAAAATTACACAAAGTAGGATGGTGTACAGGTGGTACAGACACCATTAGAAACAGAGACAAAGCCGCGTGTGAGGCCACTAAAGGTGACTGGAACGTGAAAGAAATGACTGATAATGAAGTCAAAGTAGCAGGTTCAATAGAAGCCGCAATGGGCAAGATTGCTGTTACTCTCTCTGATGCGTTTAGTTCTATAGTAGGTGACCCACCTCCAAGTAGTCCAGCATCACAATCTGTATCAGGTGCTCCTGTAGTATCAACAAAGGTTCGAGATACTTTACCGGCAGCCTCTAAGTTTGCAGGAGATAAAGCATCCCCATTTAGTCCAGCACCGGCAGCCGCGGCAGCATCATCCGCAGACCCGAACTCTCCTACTCCATTTCTTCCGCTTAATAGTGCCTCTTTCGTGCTACCAACTGAGTTACCTGGCAATATCAACTATGGAATGGGTGCCTCTGTAGCCGCTAATTTCGCACAGCAAGTATCTAATATCGGTGGTGATATCAGTGAATATCATCAATCAATGGAAGTAGTAGAACGAGCAATGAAGACAGGTGATTGGTCTCAGGTAGAAACCTGTACCTGTGAGCCAAAAGCCGCAAAGGCTTCCACTAAGGAAGTAGGCTCTTGTGACTTCACAAACCTAGGATTCCCTGAGGGATATAAGTTAATAGAACCTTCCTTCTATACACCCGAATTATTAGCCAAAGTCGATGCCGCAGAGAAATCAGGAAGCAAAGAATACGTTATGGGTGATGACAATAATATCTATCAATCCGCAGAGGTTGTTGTATTAGCCAAATGGGGTGCGACTAAGGTTGACCCTTATCTACCTGGCAAGGCAGCCTGTATCAAATACAATGGTAAATGGGTGGTCTCTCAAGCCGCTGATTCTGGCTCTTCTGGTGGTGGTAGTTCCTTTGATGTCACTAATGCTAAGTCTAAGGAAGTTTGCGAGAACGCTAATGGTTCTTGGGTATGTCAACAAGGGCAAGTAGGCTCATCTAAAGGCAATAAGGCAGTAGAGTCCTATGGCAAATTTACTAACAAAAAGAACGTCAATACCAAATCTAAACTACCTTCTCAAGAGGCTTTCGACACAGACAAGTTACCTTCTATCCAATTTGACAAATTTAGGAACGTATGATATGACTATTAACGAGACTCAAAAGCCCGTGAATGATGCCTATAGAGACAATTACGACTCTATCTTTCGGTCAAAAGAGCCTGAAAACCCCACTTTTTTCGCAAATACCACCGAAAACGCTAAAAACACGGAAATAAAAAAAAGTTTTATTGGTACAGCGAAGAGAAATTTTGTGAATAGCGTGAGAGATACCCTCAAATTCAAGAGGTTTAGACCCTAATGCCAGGTACAGTTCGATTAACCGATATCTGCACAGGTCACGGGTGTTATCCACCTAGAGAGAATGCAGGAGCATCAGGCAATGTTTTCGTGAATAGCCTTGGTGCCCATCGTGTAGGAGACCCTTGGCAGACTCACGGATGTCCTGTTTGTGTACCACACGGAGCAGCCCAGGCATCAGGTAGTCCTAACGTCCTCGTGAACTCCAAGCCATTAGCAAGGATAGGTGATGCGATTGACTGTGGTTCGAGTAACCAAACAGGTAGTGGAGATGTCATTACAAATGGTTAGACGAACCTATTCGACACGCAGTATAAATATAGTATATACAGAGGAATTCAAGCGTTATGCCAGAACCCATTAGAACAACGAGAGTACGCAAGTTCAGAGACTTAGACCTTGATATGTTGGTACATCCATTGACCAATGATATCGTTGGTCGTTCGGACGTTGATGCGATTAATGGGTCCATCATACATATTATTAAGACTCAGAGAGGTGAGAGGGTATTCCAGAGTGAGTTCGGCTCTACTATCTACCATTCGCTCTTTGAACCAATGATTACAGAGACACGAGTTATACTGACTGCCGCAATCAAGCAGGCCATTAACACATTTGAACCACGTGTAGAGTTGATTGGAGTTGAGGTTAATGCTGATGAAGATAGGAATGGCTATGATGTTACTATAGCATATACGCCAGTCAACGAAGGGTCCCCAGTACAATTAGATTTCTTCTTAAATAGATTGAGGTAGTAAGAGATGGCACAGAATAAGAAAGCATTAAACTTATCGGACCTAGAGTTCGATGGCATTAAGAAGAACATCAAGACCTTTATGAAGGGTCAGACTGAGTTCTTGGACTATGACTTTGACGGCTCTGGTATGAGTGTAATGCTGGATGTAATGGCATATACTACACACTATATGGGTTTCCATACGAATATGGCAGTCAATGAGGCATTTTTAGATACCGCAACGCTGAGAAATAGTGTTGTGAGTCACGCTAAGAGCATTGGATATATACCTAAGAGCGTTACAGCCGCTGAATCTATTGTTAAACTAGAGTTTGATACGACTGGATATGACCCAAGTTACATTATTGTAGAGAAAGGTACTCAATTTGTATCTAATATTACTGGTGTACCTCTTCCATTTACCAATTTATCTACTGTTAATGTGTTTGCAGACGAGGGTGGAGAGTTCGCTGGCGAAATTAAGTTGCATCAAGGGACATTAAAAGGCCTTGAATGGACATATGACGCTACTGCGGAAGCCCAGTCCTTCTTTATTAATGATGCTACCTGTGACCGCTCTACTATTACTATGCTTGTTAATGACAAGCCTTGGGAAGTCAACAAAGTATTAAGCGAATTGACCCCTACGAGTAATTCATTCTTTGTTCAGGAAGGCCTTGATGGAGTTAGTGAGATATACTTCGGCAATGGCATCTTTGGCAAAATACCTCTTGATGGTCAATCAGTTAAAGTAACTTACCTATCTACGGTGGGTGCTCCAGGTAACTATACCTCTACTATTAATGAGCAAGTGTTCGCACTTGAATCGACTATAGCCAACGTCTACACCGACTCCCACGTGACGGTGGACACTGTGGACATCTCTTCTCTAGGTGCGAGTGCAGAGACCACTGAAAACATTAAACTTACAGCACCAAGAGCCTATGAGAGACAAGATAGGGCAGTGACCGCAGAGGACTATAAGAATATATTAATAGAGAAGTATCCTAATATTGATTCAATAGCCGTATGGGGTGGTGAAGATAATGACCCTCCTCAGTATGGTGCAGTATTCATTTGTATCAAGCCTAAGCACGGCCTAGAGTTGTCACCATTGACCAAACAAAAATTAACGACTGATATATTGAGTAAATACAATATGTTAGCCATAAACCCTATTATAACAGCACCAGAGTACACCTACATTGATGTTATTAGCACAGTCAAGTATAACCCTGTCTTAACCAGTTTGAGTGCTGGTGAGATACAGAGTAAAGTAATAGCAGACATTCAGGCCTTCTTTGAGGAAGAGATATCTGCATTTAAAGTGACAATGAGGTATTCCCGCCTTGGTAATACTATTGACATTGCTGATGAAAGTATATCAAATAATTTAACGTCTGTCAAGTTTTATAAGAAGTTTTTTATTCAAGCATCCAATACCGTTGGTAACTATATCTTTAAGTATGATAATGCTATCACACCTGGTACTGCCGTGTCAAGTGTATTCGGTAATACAGATACGGGGTCCCAGTATGCTCTATTAGACGATGGCCAAGGCAATATTCTATTATACGACATTGTTAATGAGCAATTCCTCAATACAGAGCAAGGTACCATCGACTATACCAATGGAATCATAGAGTTAATTGGATTTAGACCCGTGTTAGACACTAATTCAGTAATAAGTTTGTACGCTACTCCGCAATCAAATGATATTACGGCAATCCGAAGTAATCTACTCGTACTAAATACTAGTAGTGTAACGATGCAGAGTATCAATTGAACGGAGATACAGTAACAAATGGCTAACGATAAATTTACTAAATCTCCTGCTAAGTTCCTATCGGTCTTTGTTGAGAGAATGGTGCCCGACTATGTACGGGAAGACCATCCTATGTTCATCACTTTCCTTCGCAAGTATTTTGAATACTTGGAACGAGAGACTGGTGTTAATGGGGAACTAGGCGAGTACAATCAAATAACTGATTTGATTCAGAACATTGATGTTGACCACGCACTAGATAATTTCATACCAGAATTCGAGGCTAAGTATCTCCACGGTACACCACACACCTCAATAGACCCAACAGTAGAGACTACTGACAAGTCCTTCCTTGCTAAGAATATCCAACCTGTCTATAGACAGAAAGGTACTACTTCTGCCCTAGAGTTTCTATTCAGACGAGACTTTAATACAGACGTTGATACGATGTATCCAAAGCAATGGATGATGAAGGCGTCTGGCTCTGTATGGTATGAGCCACAATGGATTACGGTACTAACTGACCAAGCCACACTAGATTCTGCATCGCCCTATTTCGGCAACACGAATAACTCACACGTGGCCGAGACGGTACGGTCTATCTACAACAAAAAAATCCGTGGCCAAATTAGCGGCGCAACGGCTTTCGTGGATATGGACGAATCAGTCTCTACTACAGACTACGAGCGACTCCTATTAACCGAAGTAAATGGCGTATTCATTAAAGACGAAGAAATCTGGGAAGACGTTGGTACATCTGGCACTATACCCTATAAAGCACTAATCATCTCTGACGGTATTCGGACAGAGGGTGAATGTATTGTCAATGGGCACAAATGGACAGATAAATGGATTAATATTAGTGGACATCCAAATGAAGTTCACTACCTACACGCGGCAGGGGTACACAGAGAGGGTGGTTCACTAATAAAAGGATTAACCTCTGGTGCTACAGCAACCATTGATGGTACTGATACTGACTGGACAAAACTTAACCTATTAGAAGTAACTGGTG